AGCCATCTTGTATGCATTTGTGATTCTTAATAATAATTCCGCGGGGGAATAGGTAGTGTAATCAGAAGTATTTAGCACATTCTCAAGGTTCTCAGATTTGTAAGTATATGGCTTAAGCCACTGTACAATCATACCTTCTGATACAATATCAATTATTTCATCAATGTCTTCGTTTGGAATATCAATGTTAAACATTCTGTTTGTGTCGTCTCGTGCTGATAAGTCATATTTACAAATTCGATTAAATTGAGAGCAAGCTCTTCGCATATATCCATCAACTAAATCTGCACTGACTTCTTTGTCCAAAGTTATAAAGTCATACTCGGTAATCTTATCGAGGAACGCTTTAGTAAAAATATCATAGGACATACCCATAATAAATTACCTCCTATCTTTCAATTAATTCAATTGACAGACATTTCTCAAGCGTTGAAATAACTTTATTAGAGTCAATCTCTCCTTCGGCAATTAGCTTTCTTGCTCTGTATGCAATCGAGCGTTTCTGTCCGGTTGATAAGCGAGAAAGTTTCATTTCGATTTCTTCCGGTGTTTGAGCAAACAAACTTTCAAACTCCTCATAACTAAGAGCATTGTCATAATACTGTCCAACACCGAGATAGTCGATAACATCAGGGTCTTCGATAAGAAACCAGTTATTGATGAAGAATGATTTATAAGAGTTCTTTGCAGACTTTAATTCGCTAAGCTCGATGTCTTGTTCGTCTCCAAATGTGTCCCAAACAAATCTCTCACCAGTCTTTTTGCTTTTATATACAAGCATTCCCTGATAGCCGTTCTTGACCGTGATGATTGAATTAGGGTCAAGTTCAACCCTTGTTTTAACAACAGACTTAGGCTGAACAGTTTCAACAACAGTAGATGTTTCTGTTGCCACAACTTCCTTTTTAACAGGAGCCTTAGTTGTTGGTTTCTTTGCTGCTTTTGATTTTGTATTAGCCATTGATTAATTCCTTTCGTCCATAAAAATATGGGCAGCCCCAATTGAAAGGGCTGCCGCTATTTATTGTTTTGTTTACGCTACTTCGTATCTACCGATACCCGCGTTACCGCCAGCAAGCACAATACCCATACCGTACTTTTCTCCGTAGAGATAGTCCTGAGTAAAGTCCTTGTTAGAAGTTGGGTCGCCAAGAAGTACAACTGACTGTCCTTCATATACGCATTTAATCGGCTTGTCGTCGCCAGCAATGATTGTGATTACATTGTCGTCCATAACAAACTCAGTAGAGTTAACCTTATGGCGCTGAGGTGTAGCCACAACAGGTGTGCCGTAGAACTTACCGTAGTAACCCATATTGTAAAGGTCGCTCTGAGAATCTACGCCCTGAATAGAAGGAGCAAGATTTCTTAAAGCTTTCTTAGTACCGATAATTGTAGCAGTCTTACCGCCAGCAGCTGCTTCTACATGATTGATTAACTCGATAAGAGCATCTTCATCATAAGCACCAGCAGCAGGGAAGTAAGTTGCTCCGCCGAAGTCATTAGCTGTTGCTGAAGTCCAAAGTGTATAGATGTCGTTAAGCAACTTCTGTCTGAAAGATTCAGATACCTTCTGGATGAACTTGTTAAAGTCAACCTGTCCAGAAAGAACCCTGTTAAGTTCTTCGTAAATCTTAACAGTCTTGAAGCTTGTAGGAATAGAAGTCTCGCTTACTCCACCAAGTCTCTGTCTGCGGATACCTTGAGTACCATCTGCGGCATCAGATACAACGAACAGGTCAGAGTCTTCAACCTCAAAAATATTTTTGTCGCCAAGAGCCACATTTCTAAAGTCAACAAGTGCGTTGAAATACTCGTCGCCCTGAAGACCTTCAACTACAGTTCTTGAAAGAATTTCCTCGATTAAAGTAAAGAGCTCACCGCACTTACCATCGCGAATCTTCTTGTAGTCCAACTTAGTTGAACCGCCGTTTGCTTCAATCATAGCTTGTCTTAATGTTTCCATAGACTCGCTAACTGAATATTTTTCAACATTGCCACGATATGCATCGACAGCAAGTTTAACAATGCTATTCATTTCGCTCATATGTATAATCTCCTCTCTGTATTAATTACGCAACCTTGATTACATAGTAGGTGTAACGACCAGCAACCTCGATTGCTTCAACTGTTCCCCAGCCAGTAGCGGACTTGTCCAACTTACCATTAGCACCGATGCCAACAGTAGATGCTGCACCAACAGCAGTAGGAACATCAGCGTCAACAAAACCATCCTTGGTTACAGAATAGATGTTTCTGCTGCGAGGAATGTAACCTCTTGCAATAGAACCAGCTTCGTTGATAAACTCATCTAAGTTCTTCTTTCTTTCGTCATACATAACTTCAGGTGTACCGATAACAGCACAGTCTTCCATTTTGTCGCCAGCAGCTGCAAGCACTGCTTTCATAACTTCGCGTTCGCCCTCAATATAACCCTCAAGCTTTACGATAGTTCCGTTCTCAACGGCAATTGCTTTACCGTCTGCATCAAATACTTTGACTGATACAAGGTCTGCTGCAACATCAGTGCCGCTAAGTAAATCACTTCTAAATACTGTATATGCCATATGTATTAATCCTCCTAATTATTATTTTCGTGAGCCATACTTAAGGAAAATTCCCTCGTAAGGTTCATCTTCGTTTTTGGTATGTTGATGAGTAGGGAGCTTAGGTGTTTTATTAGAGATAGAGAAATTCATATTAGAATTCTTTCTACCACGAATTGCAAAACACTTTTCTTCCAAATCTTCGATAGAGTAGTTTCCAGCATTCTCTTTCAATGTTTCAAATGCTTCAACGCCTACTAAGTCTGCAAATTCAGAGAACACAGCTTCTTCAGCATCATCTCTCTCATCTTTAAGCTTACCTTCCTTATACTTACGAAGCTCTGCAATCTCGTTATTAAGATTGTCAATTGTGCTCGTAGCTTCAGAATACTTAGCTTCAAGCTTACCTTTTTCAGTTTCAAACTCTGCTTTGTTCTGAGAATGATTAATGTCAGAAATGCTTTCATATACATGAGCAAAACCGAAATCGTTATCGCCCTCATCAAAGTCAACGATTGAAAATTTCTTTCTTTTCTTGTCTGTAAAGTTAACGGTAACTACATCTCCATTGGTTGTATATGTAAAACCATATAACTTCCAATCTTCATAGTCATAACAATATACCTCAGACACTTCTGTGTCATAATCAACATAAATGTATCTTGGAATTTCTTCTCCCCAAGAAGACATCATTCTTTCAGCAGATAGAGCTTCAATCAATCCGCTTCTGAACTGTTCTGCTGTTAAGGCATAGCTCTCAGGCTTTTCGCCTTCGCCGTTACCTTCACCATTACCCTCGCCATCAGTAGGAGTATTGTCTGCTCCGTCTTGACTGCCATCATTGCCTTCGGCTGCATTCTTGATTTCTTCAAACTTCTGTTCGAGTTCATCAAGTTCAAAGTCTTCGATATTAAAATCAAGCATATCGACAGTGAGGTTGTATTTGGCTAATAGCTCAAGCTTCTTATCCAATGTCTCGTTTCCTCCTTCCGAAAAGTTTTGTGGGTGTAATATGTCAACCGCATTTGCGGGTTGAACCTTAGCAATCTCTTCTTTTAAATCAGACATCATCAATGAATATTGGGATACGAATTCGTCTTTCTCAAATAGTCGTACTGATGCAGATTCAAAACAAGGCTCGGCTGTACCGAGTAAACAAAATGCAGTAAACTCAAAGTCGTAAACTCGGTAATAACCATCAATCATTTCACCGTCTTTAACAGTGATTTCCATTGACTCGTCTGTAATTCCATTTTCTTTAAGTTTGGAATATGCCTCTTGTCTTTTCCAAATAAGAACATCAACGCATAGGTACTCGTGTACCACGCCGTTTTCTTCTTCAACTTCTTCCCACCAATAATTAGCCCCGGTAGGAACAACTCCGACCGGGGTGGTTATGTTAACAAGTTTTAAGCCCTTGCTTGTTTTTACGACCTCGACATCATGACTGCCGATTTCTTCTTCTTCTCGAATATAATTACAAACAATTGGGCAATTATAAATAGTATTTATACATTTTTCGAATATTTCTTTATTGATTTCAGAGCGATTTCTATTTTTACCGTGATAGCAAACACGAAGAACACCCGCATCAAAAGATGAGTTAACACTCACCATTTTTTCCAATGAGGATGAGTAAGTTAAATTTAATTGTTTGCTCAGTGGTATCACCGCCTTATCTCTTAATCATTATTGTTGCTAAAAAGTCAGAGTGTCAGAAAGAACATACTGTATTTCTTCATCTAACTCAAAATTTAAATTCATTTTGTTTTCAAAAACAAAAATTGAATTATTTGTATCTGCTTTTAGCAAATTATAGCCAAGTGCTTCCAGCTTGTCCTTGTCTTTTGAATTCATTACATAAATGAAACGCAAATCATCAACCCCTTTAATTCAATCACTCTTCATCATTTTCTCTCGAAATCTCACCAGCATCGGTCAGTTCATCTGCGTCTAACTCTTTTCTGCCGGGTGTACTATCTGCCGTACCACCTGATTGTGTAGCTGAACTTTTCAGTGGTACAAATCTTGATTTAATATCAAGAACATTATCTTCCAAGAAATTCATACAATCCATATCTGCTTGTGATAATCCTTGAGATGCACAATAATAGGACACCATAGGAATACCGTATTGACAGGCTTTTAAGTAAGAATCTCCAAGTTCTTTGGAATTGTAAACACTACAATTCAAGAAGGTAACTTTGAAGTTCTTTCCGTAAGTTTGACTCTGTATGAATCGGTTTACGGCACATTCTATACTTTTAACAATGTTGTATGTAATAGCTTGGTCAGCTTTGATTGAAAGGAGCAAGGCATTTCCAGAAGCCTTCGTGTTATTAAACAATAGGCTCGATACGCCTGCTGCATTAAACAAATGATTTTCTGCATCTGTTATTGTATCTACATCTTTTGTATTATTCTTTTCAAAAGAAATTTTATCTATTGTCATAGGAGATAGTACAGAACCAATCTCTTCTGGCAATACATTATCAAGGTTACGCCAAAACTCTTTGGCTTTATCGAAGTCCATTTCCCATTCTCCATCGGGATTTATACCAAGCTTCATAACAAGCATAGCGTAATTCTCAAGCTCAGTTTTTGTTAACTTTAACTGCTTGTAGTCTTCGATGTCATATATCTCCCTAAGCAAGCCTGCAAAGGGAGATATTGAATAATCAAGTATATCGTTATTACATTTGATAGCAAATGATGTTGGAGAACTAAGCTCCTGCCATTTTAAATTCATTCTATCTTCTAAGTAATCATCATATCTGATAGAAAACTCTTCGGGATAAAACGCCAACATTGCAGGATACTTATCAAAATACGAGAAGTCAAACGAAACATTTATTACATTTCCCTCAATTGTTGAGATGTCACAATAGTCTGAAGGCAATTGCTGAATTGTCACACTATCATTTGTGACCCACATTGTTCCGTAGAATGTATCTTCTCTGAGGCAAACGGTAAGAATTTTCGGGAATTGATTTTTAATATCCATGTTGGATAACATATTCAAAGTCTTTCTATATTGCTTACCGATAGTTTTTGGTTTCGCAGAGCTCGTGTCTATTTTGTATGGAGACACCACATATGCAAAATCAGTAAGTCCAGCGAAATACTGAATGAGTCGTCTGAAGTGAGAGCTTGCACCATATATGTAAACAACAGCATCTCTTAAATTCTTTTGATTTTTGTATGGATTCTTTAAAAATTCTGTTATTTTGTCTTTAGAATACAAATAAAATGATGGGCTATTTGTATTAGAATTTAAATCTCGCAATATTAATTTATTCCAAGCTTTAAATTTGTCTGGCATTCTAACAGTGCCATTCATATCAAATGTCTTGCTTACATCGTAAGACTTAGTTGATTCCATCGGTTCTTCGACAGAAATAAATTCTTTACTCAAATACTTCACCGTCCTTTCTTATTTTATCTTTGGAGCTCTGTACATAAATATATCTGATACTGAGAAGTCGTTATTTGTTTTTTGGATACTGCTTTCAAGTTGGCAAGCAACATAATAGTTGTAACTCAGACTTGAATATCTATCCTTACGCATTCCATTCTTCTCGCTGATTTTAATAAGTCCGCCAGATTCCTCGTGTTGCAAATGTATCAACTCATTTATCAATAAAGTTGTGTTGATATAAGGAAGCTGGAAAAACATTTTGTCATTAACAGACAATGATTGATATCCCTTTAAACTTCCAAGTAATTCTTCACCGTCATATTCGGTTACAAGCAATCTAATCTTTCCGCTTCTAAACCCTTCTCTTAAAAACAGGGCACAGTCAGAATTAAATTTTGAACTACCATTGATAGCCCATATAACCTTGTCGGCATTTTTGGAAACACATCTTGAAGCAAGTTCAGAATTATTGCAACAAGAAATAGCAGGATATATTTCACCTGTATCGGGGTCGGTCATATCTCTGATTAAAGCATCATAAACACCAAAGCCGACACCCTTAACATCAAGAACGATATAATCACACATATATTCTTCAAACAATCTTCTGATACGAAGAGCTTGGTCTTCTGTATGCAGTCCTTCAGAAGATTCGGTGTATATAATATTATTCACATAACGATTGTTTTTCTGAGGAATACATTGATTTATAAATATAGCAGATGCGTCATTCTTGTTTTTATTTGAAGACATCAGCGCAATATCGGCTGATAGAATTCGCTTTTCGCCATTTTGTTTTGGCTGTATTCGTATTTTCTTATCACTTATCTTTGAGGATAAATCGTCAGGAAGCATAGGGTAGGATAATCGTCTGTTCTTTGAAATGTTTTCAAATTCAAAGAATGTGCCGCCATCATCACCAAAGAAAAGGGCGTCCATTTCCATACTCCATTTAATCTCATTAAATCCAGCCTCGGACATTTCATCCATAACGGCATCCTTGCTAAGTAGTCCCTCTTTAATAGAAAGCTGATAAGGAAGACCACATACGAAATATTTTTTCTTTTCATCAAGCATATTCTTAAAGAAGTCTGTTACTTTGCTAAAACACCAATGACTTTTAAAGAAAGCACTTGATAAATATATTTCCTTGTTTCGTTCAGATAAGTGGGCATATTCTGGATTATGTAAATAACCGGGCATTCTTGGTGCGGTTAAGAATTTCTTAAGTACCGTACTAATTGTGTCGGCATCAATCATTCTAAACTCATCGCATATTAATATGTTAGCACGATTACCTCTGGCAGTATCTGAAGCTGTAACAACTTTTATTACCGAACCATTTTTGAAATCTATATTAGCCTTAGTACTTGATATCTGAACATTGAGAATTTCATTTCTTAAGTTCTCAGAGTTAGGCATAATTTCATTTTTGATTTTTTCCAGAATGTTAATACTCTGTCCTCGTGTACCGGAAGCAATACATATCTTTGTTCCGGGATATAATATACATCTCACGCAACAGAAAATTGCAATTAAAAAAGACTTGCCTTGTCCACGAGCAGCAATGTAACAAAAGTAGTTACATATGTTCATCATAAACAGCAAAATCTTTTGGAATAGTTTTAAGTTTAAATTTAAATAATCTTTTGCAAACCTATGGGGGTTGCATCTATAGAAGCTTGCCCATATTGCCATACCTTCTAATATGCGACTTTCTCTTGATTTGGCAGTAGACTCATTCATCTGAATCTCCTCCAAATACATCGTTGAACACTGACTCATCATCGTCTTCTTCGTATTCAGGCTTCTCGACACGAAGTCTCGAAATCTCATCCTCATACAGTTTGCTATGGAAGTTTTTAATACCAACCATTTTACCTAAATGTCCATAGAACCAAGTTGTGATATATTTTACTATACCGTCAACATCTCTAAATTCAGGAGCCACTTCCGGCAGCGGTCTTGTATCTTCCCATTTCTTGATACCTACACCAAGAGGCATATTCTCAATAGAAGAGTCAATAGGTTCTTCTTTCTTGATTTGGTCTGGCTTTAAGTTGGCACTACCGAGTAGTGTGTTAAGTGAGTTAACCAGTTTCTCCACTGGTTTGCCAGCCATCAAGTCTTTGTTAATCTGTGTTTCAAGGATACATATTTGTCGTAACAATGCTTGTGTTCCAACACCCAATTCAAAATCGTTTGGGAATTGTGATGTCCAATAATCATATCGTGAATTTAATTCTTCATACCAAGCATCGTTAAATCCCACGCCCCAAAACGCACGAACACTCTCGTCAATTTGAATGTGTTCTGGCTCATCATCCTCATTAAATGATGTGGGTTGTAAGTAGATTGGTAGTTCAGAATTATATTCTTCATCAAGTGTATCATCATATGTTTTGCCTTGATACTTTAAAAGATTTGTTCGCGCGATATAAGTTAGAACACGAGAAGTACTGGTGTTAGCTTTGCTGAGCATACCATATATTTCTTCGTTCCAATATATATCAAACTTCATACAAATTCTTCTAAGAGCTTCCTTTTCGTCTCCGATTGCGTGCTTATATTGGTCGAATAATTCATCCACACAATTTCTGCAAGTTGTAATATAACCGTGATTCCCTCTATATAAAGGGCTTTGAGACATAGGAAAATTATTTTTTTGTCGCGTATATTTTTTACCACAAGTACAGCAATAGTATTCTCGCATATCTTCTTCTGGTTTTATGGGAGCAGTGATGCGAGTGCTTCTTACTTTGCTTTGTTTAGGCATACGCAATCACTACTTTCTGATTAATCCATCTCTAACTGAACGCTTTAACGATTTACCTGCTTCAAACTTAGGAGAACGAAATGCAGGAATAAGAATAGTATCACCAGAATTTACACAGGTGCTTTTTCTTTCTTTGCGTTCAATTGTGCCGAATGTTCCAAATCCGTGGAATGTCACAGATTCACCTTCGACCATTATTTCTTCAAGCGTATCTAAAAAGTCTTCAACGATAATTGTTGCATCCTTAATGGTATATTCCTTTTTAGCTAAACGCTCAATAAAATCTCTTTTATTCATATTAAATTCCTTTCATCCAAATAATTATAAATCATTCAAGCTTGTAGGCTTAACTTCCTTAATACCATTCTCATCAAAATATTGAGAGATTTGTTCTTCGGTAGTTAAGTCTTTGTAAACTCTAACCATATCGGCACTTTCCCAACCAACAATCTCTTGAATAACTCCGTCTGGTAATCCTGAACGAGCCAAGCTTGTCGTAAAATAATGTCTTAAACAATGCCAATAAAAGTCAACGCCCATCATATTACTGAATGAGTTAGCCCAACTGTTTAGTGTTTCAGGTTTGAGCTGTTTGGACGAATCGCCTTTCATTGGAAATAGCCATTCGCTTTCTATGCCGAGCTTCTCACGCTCTTGCATCCATAAGTCAAAATATGGTTTGAACTTTTTGGCAAGAGTAAAGCAATGTATGTACTTACCGAGACCAAAACCTTTGGTTTTAATTGTGTCAGTTGTTTTATATAATGAACCTCCACAGACTAAGTTCTGCTCAGAGAAATCAGAAACTTTGAATCGAACCAATTCAGACTTTCTTCTGCCGGAATACATAGCAAGTGCAAGGGCACAAGCCTTTTCGTATTTCTTTTTAGATACAAGTAAATTTAATAATTCTTCAAGTTGTTCATCTTCAAGAACGGTCTTTTCTCTTACTGCTTGTATCTTTGGATTTTCAACTTTTCTTACAATAGAACGAAATCCTTCGAACTCTTCATCATCATCACAAATGTTTTCTATAAAGTTACTCAGTGATGAAATAGCTGATTTTAATCTGCGTACTCTCGCAGGAGAGTTCCCGTTTTCATTTATCAACCAATGTTGGTATGCAACAATATCTCTCTTGCTAATCTTAGCAAAGAATTTGTTGCCGTTATATTTCAAGTTCCATACAAAGAATATATCTAAGTCATTACTATATCCGTGTATAGTTTGTGGACTACGCTGTATTGATTGTAAGTATGAAATAAAGTCCTGCTTTAATCGTTTGTTCTCAGGTAATATATTAGCAATCAATTCAGGGCTTGTTATGTCGTTCATTTTTGTTTTGCGTGGCACACAAGCCACCTCCTTATTGTTTAGTGAATGTTGGTGGGCAGGGTTGGATTTGAACCAACGAACCCAAATGGGAACAGATTTACAGTCTGCCGCGTTTGACCAGACTTCGCTACCTACCCATATATGG